CGTTGTAATTGTTTAATGCTTAAAATGGGCGTTTTAAAGTTTCAACGGTGTAAAGGTTACTATCCTGGATAAGTTTTCTTTAACCTAGAAGAATATCAATAAATAATATCAATAAATCTTAATCCTATGAATATCATCACTCAACTCCTTAAACACCAATGAACTAATAGAACCCTGTGATACACAAGCAAACCACATATTGCTATTACGATCAATACGAAATGTATCTGTAAGTGATATCCAATGTTTTATTATTTCCGCACATCCCTTCACCTCAATATTTACTAATCCGGTGGAGTATTCATCTGTTTGTAGGGTTTTCTTAATAGCATCAATAACAATGTTTATCTTACTTGCGCTCAATGGGTGGGGATTACCATACTTTTTCTTATTTAATTCAACAGAAATATTCTCATTTTTAGTGGATTTAGTTACCTTAATCTTCATTTCTTTCTTTTCTTCATTTAGAGTTTGATCAGTATTTGTTTCGTTATTTGCTAACAAATGATATGGGCCGACCGAATTTGTTGTATTCATAATATTCTGTAAAACTCCTCCAATATCATTCCTTGATACCTTCCCACCAAGCTGAGAAATATAGGGGGTGAATAATAGATCTCTTACTTTATTCTCTTTTAGCTCATTCAATCTTTTTGTAATCGTCTCTTCATTGATATTCATATCTCTAGCACTCTTTGTTTCGATCACTCTACACCTCTCTCTCTCCCAGAAAGCAGGATCAAGATCATAATTCGGGATATCTTCAATACACAAAGCATAAAGTTGTAAGATAGGGTTCATAATCTGGTTCGTTATGTAATGTAGAAAGTTCGGCCTAAGATTGTGTTCTTTAATATACTCAGGATGCTCAACCATCTCACTGTTTTTCAAAGATGATGTGTTATCAACCGGAACATCCTCAGGAATAATATATACAAACGGGACACGATCATTCACAGCAGGAGCATTTCCTGGATCACGATCTAGCATACGATCAGCGAGAACTCTATGTGGGATAGCAGTAGGATTTGCGTATTTTGCGTTAAGTTTCTTAGTGATCACTAAGGAATCAATATGAATATCACCACTTACAATACGTTCCAACCAGTTATTAAGCGCTGTGAAAGAAGCTTGTAGATCATTATTAATCAATATCTTGTCAATAATCTCACCATAAACCTTCTTTACAATAGGTGCATTGTCCCTACGTTTCAATACAATACCCATCGATTTTTGAATGTAATCATTCGGATCAAATTCATACAATAGGCCAGTATATCGTTTTTTGCTGAAAAGAATGAAGGGAGACAACACTTTTTCATAATTCAATTTCTGCGGTTTATAATTTACTAGTAGATTGTCATATATGTCTTTCTCAATATGTTGTCCAAGTTTAATGGCATATGGAATAGCATCTTTACCATAAACTCTTTTATTATTGCTATCATATAGATCAAACTTACAGAATATACTGTCCGTATTCTTCAATATGATATTACCGATACCCGCATTGAAAACTCCCTGTTCAGTTTCAATATCATAAACAAATCCATCATAGTTATCGTGCAGAACAAATAGTTTCTTGATGGCTTTTTCACATTTACGAAATGATTTATAGGTATATGTTAGTCTATAAATATGTGGTTTATCTTTCCTATCATTAATAGAAACATTATACCCTAATTTTTGAAGTAGGACCATATAAGAATTTGCCGAAACTTGTGTTTTGGTGTCAAACTGGTTGGATCCAATAGTATAGTAATCTTTACGACATCCATCACTATCAAACAATCCATTCCTAAATGATTCAAGAATATCTAAGTTGTTTGAGTTTAAGACAACATTTGGCACTATTTTACAATCATTTAGATAGCATTTATTTCTATAATGTTCTACTAAACGTTTCACATCGCCCCATTTGTTTTTACAAGGAACCAATTTATATACATTAGATGATTTCAATGTATCCAGAATATGAAACTTCAAACCATATACATTGTACAATAAATCCTTACATTTAGTCAAAAGTTCATAGTCCTTATTATTGATAACCCACGTGTATTTCATACCATGTTTTGTTCTGTAACTACCACAAGAACCATCTCCAACAAACATTCCAAATACATAAGCCTCATCAATAGATATATCGCTGTCGCTTTTGTATGTAGGGAACACCATCTTACTATGTAGCAACTCGGTAGTATTGTTCAAGTTGTTTCCGCTTCTGTGGCACTGACACTGAGACGGCTTAATGATGTTCCTATTGGTATCTAGAAGGCTATGATCCTCTGTAACATCAACTAGACCCGTGTGGGTGAGGACCCTATAAATACGCTTTACGGTCTTGTGGCGGATAACACGCACAACCTCAGCCCATCCCTTATCAGTCCATACCTTGAAGCCAGGCTTGAATATCTGTTGTTTCTGGTCGCCATCCTTAATAAACTGGTCATAAGGCGTCCATTCTCCCTGGATGCTTTTAAATGTTTGGATGCTCAACATACCGTCTCCATTAAGGGTGGTAATAGGGGTGTAAGGCATAACACTGTCTCCATAGATCACATCAGCATTTAAATGCTCATACTTTTTTTCCACGAATTGTTTTGCGCGGACAATCATATTCCTACCAGTTGCAGTTGTGCTCTCAGCGATTGACATCATAGCAATAGGAGATATCAGTGATCCGGTCTGCCCATAAAGCGAGTTTGCTGTAATTTTATATGCAAGCTGCAAGGCATCAAATACCGCTTTCTCAAAGTTGTTAAATCTATCCTCTTCAGCAACAATATCGTCTTTCTCAAAACTCCATACTTCACCTGTTTCAAGATCTTTGATCGTTGTTGTTGATTTTTTTACACTCTTCAAACCGATGTATTCAATGCCATCTTTTGTAGTGATCTTCTTATAATCACCCATAGATCTCTTGATCTTCCTTTGTTTGATCAACATATCAAGAATATCTGGAAGAGTAGATCGTTTTCCCGATTTAGATTTTACAAAGTGATGACAAATATTACATCCACAATCTACGATATTCAATTCAAGATCATCGTCTTTGACTATATTCGGCAATAAACACCCACGTTGTTCATCAATATATTTAGGGATATCCTTCTTTTCTATATAGCTGTCGTGTGATATATTCTCAGCGATCATGGAACTAGGATACAGAGACGAATAGTCAAACACCACAATAGGATCATCAATATAGATACCTGTCTTAGGTGGAAGAACAATCGCACCCTCATACTTGTCATCCTCATCACTGTCCTTACCTATAACCTTAATGAGCTGATCACGCTTACGGCATTCATACGCTACGAGTGAAAGGATCTTGATGCCCTGACCACGTGTGAAGATAAACCGTGCTGGTGCATGACACACATTTGCCATACCAAAGTTATTCTCAATAATCTTCTTCTTGTGGATGATCCTATTCACTAACGCACAATCCTGAATACAATATCGCGCAATATCAGCACGATCATCGTCATTTCCACGATATTTTTTGAACATTTCGGATGGTTTCAGGTCAATCTTATGCTCACCAAGAATAATCTCAGCAACACTATCTAGCTTGTAACTATCCCAAGTCTCACTCTTACACAGATAAGAATACATATCTACGATAAGGATACCAGCTAAATCAAGGAAGGACGACTTGATAATACCCATCGCGCTTGACTGGGATGTTTTTTCTATATAAGGAACTTGTCGCGTAGTATTATTACCGAAACCTACTAGAAATTCGGTTGTAATGTTCAATTCATTAAGGCGATTGTATATATAACGAAAATCAAATCCATTGATATTGTATCCTGTTAGGATATGTGGAGTATCATTTTGAATAACTCGTTTCCATTCCATAAGCATATCCTTCTCCGTTTCACAATTAATCACCTCAATACCCTCCGCCTCCAATGACTTTGAACATCCTCCTATCGTTACTATCACTTTACGGAGAATATCAGGAGATCCATACTCACTGTATGTGGTTCCTATCTGTATAATGGGATCACCTGCGATAGGTGGTAGATTATTGGTGAGTAATTTGTTAAGATCGCTTGCGGATCCATCGCGAATAAATTGTATAATAAGTGCTTTATGCTTCATCAGTTTATCAACTAGTGCCTTGTGTTCAGCGACACTTTTCTCGTTTTCAGGATCAAATGGTTTTTTGAGATAGATCGCGCTGAATACCCAGCTACCCCATACCATATCATTTGCCATAAGGACAGTATACATAACCTTCTTGATCAAGTTCGCGACCACTTTATCATTGTCTTTCGCATTCTGGACGATATCATAACTGGCATCACACAACTCCTCTGCAATCTTTTTGTAATCTTTAAACTCTACTGGGAAGTCCCCGTGAGAACTATTACACTCAATGTCAAAGGAGGCGATACGGATCCTCCCTATGCTGTTGATATCACACGATTTTACATGGTTCTTACTAACAACAACATCAATTTCTGTATTGTTTTTAAGACCAGGGTATTCATTGTTTTTGAGTTTCTTATCATTCACCTCAATCCATCCAGCTAGTTTGATGTCTCTTTCGTGAGCAAATCGAATGAATCCGTCAATATTACTCTCATAAAGTTTCCACCCCTCTTTCTTCATATTTTCCGTGTTAAAAGCATCCACATATTTTTTATAAGCACGACCAGATTTTGCTATAAACTTGACAAACGGTGTTTTTTTATTGTTTTGAAACCCCTTGAAATCAAAGTGGTATTCCACATTGTGGCTTGCGATCTCGCTCTTAATATTCTTAGATATCCCATAAAATGGTTTGAGAACTTCTTTTCCTAGATCCCAATCCATCTTATAAATCTGATCTACCACTTTGCCACTATTCGCATACAAACTTGTCAAGTACTCATCTATCTTGTTCTCTAATTTTTCGGTTTCACGATACTTGTGTGGAGGTTTCACATAAAAATAAGGGCGGAAATCAGGAACAGTTACACATGCTCTTTTGTTATCATCTGTAATACCGAATATCTGTATGAAGTAATTATGTTTTGCAATACCTGAAACATTACATTCATTACATTTTGTATGATTACACTTACCATTTACCAAATAATTATTACACTTGTTATCGGTTCCTTCAAAACATGGTTTATTCTCATCATATTTATGCCCATCACAGGTAGGACATACCCAATTAATATGACCACGTTTAAAGCTATCTTCTTTATTTAGTGGATAGGATAATAGTGTAGGGACATACCAATCTGTTATCTGTAACTTCATCTGTATATATAGAATAGTTAAACTTTTATATCATTTTTCTTTTCACTTTTTTCTTGTATTTATCTTGTATTTTTCTTGTATTTTCTTGTATTTATCT